ACTTAATTCATATTTTTTTACCATATCGTATTCGGTCTTGAAGTTACCGTCTAGGTCAAGATACTGACCATAGTAACCTCCAGCAATATAACTTGTAGCTCCATCGTCACTCGAAGGTTGAATAGGGGAAGGTGCTTTCCCCTTTGTTTGCTTCTTATTAAACGAGAAACCGAATAACTCTGCCATAATATGTTAGGTTCCTTTACCTGACTATTTAGTTAGGTTATAAAACCTCGTTACTTCCACCAGTAGATGTATGGTACTGATATGCAAACTCAACATCAAACTCTTCATAAGAATCATTGTTGTCGTATGCAACTGATACCTGAGATACACTTACAGGGAATCCAGCGAATAATTTATATGTTCTAATTACTTCTAATTCTGTAGAAGTGCCACCGAACTTGTTTAACTGCTCAACTGTTATATCTTCTAGAATACCACCAGTTGTAACATCTGCTTCTGCTGTGTTGGTATCAACTCCGTTAGTAAGTTGTATCCATCTTTCATATGCAGAACGTAATTCAAATGCATCATCCATATAGAATGTTGCTGTCCATGTTTCATAAGTTCTGTCGCCAGGTACTTTGATAACACGTCCACGGAAGGGAAGTTCTACTGTACCTACGTTAGTTGCTGGTAATGCAGCTGCCTTACACATGTAAGGAACCTCTCCACCTTGCACTTCAGAGATTGCTGGTGGAGTTACCCCAGTTGGGAAACCGTGGTTTACTTGAAAGAGATTAGGACGAACACCACCCTTAATCGCTTTTTGAAAGGATAAAAGACCTAATGCTGTTGACATTGTTAGATTACTCCGTTAATTATCTGCGGGGGATAACTTCCTCAAACGATACGCCTGTGCGTGTCGCTACGAAAGTTAGTGTGATAAAGTTGATTGAGCGTGCAGGCTTGATATAAAAATCTGCCTTAAACTCATTCGCGTCAATGATTGCACCAGTGTTATTGGTGGTATCACACACAACTAAGAAGTCTGTAATTCCTCTTTCAGCTTGAATGCCTCTAAGGAATGGTTCAACAACATTCTTAAAGTTGTTACGTGTGAACTCATCGTTAAGTTCAAAAAGGACTCCCTTCGCAGCGTTGCCGATTGTCTTCTCTATCACATTGAAAAGACGTCTAACATTGATGCGATCAAATGCAGATGGTGAAGCGAGAGCAGTTTTGTCACCGAATAAGACGATACCCTGACCAGGTAAACTGGTTACTGGGTTGATTCTCTTTTGATAAAGAGTGTCTCTTTCAGTTTTAGTTGGTGAGTATGCTAATTTTACAGCACCTCTAATTGCACCACGATTCAATCCTGCGGGAGAGAACCATGGAGTACCGTTTGCAGTTACGCTTGCACATAATCCTGCAACGTCTCCGTTAAGAGGAACGTAACGATACTTGTCTGCAAATCTGTCGTAGATATACTTCCAACCATTGTCAAACACACCAAATGATGTTGCTTGCATGTTGTTGTAGAAGTCTACTACATTTTGTGTTTGTGTTGCTGAAGATGTAACTCCAACGACGTCTCCATAGTAAGGGGACAAGAAACCAACACAGTCTTTTCTTTGAGAACAGACTGAAAGAACTTTAGCAGCGATTGCTTGTGTGTTTGTTTTACTTGCTGCATCGCCAGGTCCCATGAGTAGATAATCAATGTCTAGAGTTTCAGTATCTGCAAACTCAGTAAGACCAGTAATGATCTCACCAGATGTTGCACCTAATGTTTCTGCACCTCTTACAAATTCATAACTACGTTTTCCGTTTGCACTAGATGATACGAATAAATCGAATGTTGTTGTGCTTGGTGCTCCTGCATTGTTAGTTCCTGCATAGTTAGGAGCAGAAGCAATCTCTTGATTAGCACTTACATCGTATGCATCAGGTTCATGTGAACCCCAGTAGATGTAAGAAGACTTATCTTGAATAACAGTAGGATAGTAATTTACTGCACCTGATGATGTCTTAGCATTATTTGCCTTAGACATATATGTGAACTTCTCAAGTAGTGTATTTGGTTTTCCAGTGATAACACCAGTTCTATCATATACAACTACATGCATTTCATCATTAGCACCACCACGTTCTGCAACGTAAGGAGAAGTGCCAGGTCTAGGAGCGATAGATGGCCATGTAACTCCAGTGAATGCTACCTGACTATCATACCAGTCAGACTTTGCAGTAACATTGAGGTCAGTAGCACCATTTTCAATAACATCAGTAGTGTCCCAAGTATCAGAAGTAATTAAGGAGACTTTGTTTGTTGCTGAATCCCATTGATAGATGTATCCAGATTTTGCACCACCCGCATTTCCAGATGTAGTTTGAAGTTGTGTTCCAACATCAACTGTGCCAGGTGCACCATCTAGAGTTAGAGTAACGTCTGCACCCTTATCAATGATTGCTACGCCAAGAGCGTTAGATTCATTGCCAGGATTTCTTGCTGCCCATCTAAATGCGTTTGCTGCAGCATTAGCATAAACTGACTCGTATACATCTAGTGTTGGAATAGAAAGAGTATATGAACCAGATACTGCATCATCTGATGCTGTGAGTTGTCCACTTGTTGCAACACGTACAACATCAAGAACACCACCATACTGTAGGAAACTTGCTGCAGTCCACCAAGTCGTAGCGTTAGCGTCTGATGGTTCCCCGAATTGTTCAATGAGTTGAGCTTCGGATGATATGCGAACTGGTTTAAGAACAGGTCCTTTGGCGAAGGCACCCGCTATTGCTCCTACGTTTACTTCAACCGTCTCAATCGAACCAAGGGTCAGATCTCTTTCTTGGATCTCAACTCCTGGCGATAAGAGCGTGCTAGCCATGTATTTACTCCTGATGAATAATCAATTTTGTCTAATATTATTTAGAAAAAGCTTGTTCTTTAGCGATACTCCCAAAGACTTGCCATGTCACCATACTCATCTAACTTCCATTTTTCTTGGTTCTCTTCATTCATATCAATCCTCCATATGTTACCTGTGTCATCTACTATTTGTTCTTGTTCTAGTCCATCATCTATAAAACCAAATGGTGCCATGTCTTGTTCAATAGCATTCTTTTGCTCTTCATATATACGTCTTCTGATGTCCTGATCGGTCATCTCTTTAAAATATTCTTGCTGAACCAACCATGCAAAGATAACTAAACACATTACAAGGTCATCATTATATCCCTCATCCGCTTCAAAACTTTGTTTGACTTGTATAAATGTAGTCAACTCTGATACAATGTTATAATCCTTAACAAGCAACTTATCATCTTCTATCAATGTCTTAAGATTAGAGCATCCTTGTGCTTTGACAGTCTTACTCATTTTTACACCCATCTGGACTTTAGTTCCTGAGAATCCCTGTCCAACTATTTGTCCTGCTCTACCACGCATAGCACACATCAATACATTTTCGTATTCTAAATCATAGAATAAACTAGCAGACACTGCCTCTCCTATATCATTTACCTCAGTTAAAACATATGCTTTGTTGTAGTTGTTTGCTACATTGTAGATAATATTTGGGAATAGCATAGGTCTTACATCTTTATCCCTATATTTTGCTACTAGTCTCCATGGTGCATGTGTAATATCAATTACCACAAAGGCAGAGTAATCCTGTGCGAGACCACGAGATACGTCCACACATATAATATAATCATGATCTTTCATTGGTTGTTCATATACATCAAGAGATCCATTAGATGTTACTACATCATCATAAGTTAATGTTCTAAGTTTTGCAGCAGTAATCAATGTATCAACAGATCCTAAGAACTCGCACTCAAATTCCTGCGTGAACTGTCGCTCAGATGTATTTGCTATAGTTGTCTCTTTCCACTTCGCATCTCTACCTGGCACTTTAGACCAGTGAACTTCGTTCCAAGCATATCCATTTCTACCTTTCTGTGCATCTACCCATAACTTATAGAAATGGTTCATTCCATTTGGCGTGGAAATAATGATGACTTTTGTGGATGTACCAGAAGTAATAGTAGGATAAACGGAACTAAAGAATTGCTCTGCAATATGGTTAGGTATAAACGCAAACTCATCGAGGAAGATGATGTTAAACGACATACCTCTGACAGCAGATGCTGAAGTAGATGCAGCGAGAATCTTTGATCCATTCTCTAACTCCATACTTCCTTTGTTATATACGACAATACCTTGCTGTAACCAGAGTGGTAATTGTTCGTATGCTAGTTGCAATCTACCAAGTAGATCTCTAGCAGTAGATAACTTGTTAGCAAGAATACCAACGTTAACGTTATCATTAAAAAGTATATAGTGTAAAAGGTATGACACACAGGTAGTGGACTTACCAGTCTGTCTTGGTAGTTTTGCTATATTAAATCTATGCTCGTGAAATGATTCTATAAGTTCTTCTTGAAAATCCCACATATTAAATGGGACTATACCTTCATCAAGAGATATAATCTTAATGTAATTTCTAGCAAAATAAACAGGATCCTCTTTACATTTGAGGTATTCCTGTATCTGATGCTGAGTAAAATCAAGTTGGGTTCCAACTTTTTTAAGGTTGGGATTACCTAGATATGCATCGGTTGACATTAAAATACTACTCCGAATACTATACTGTATCTATAGAGATGAGGTTCCGTAGGACCTAATCCTCTGTGTGGTAGATGAGATGGAAAGATAATTATTCTACCTGGCACATAGTCATACTCTTCTAAAAGTTCCTCACCATCCTCAGCAAATATTTGAAACTTACCACCCCACTCCTGTTTCCATGTTGGGTTAGGCATAACCATCACAGTTGAACTAACTTTATCCTTAGCATCTACGTGCAATGAACCATTACAACCAGAGTGTTGTAGGTTGACATCTATCCTTTGTAGATACACATCTCTAGTGCTAATATTTTTTAATTCACATATAAACTCAAACATCTTAAAAAAGTTTTGAGCGTTCTATCAAAAAAGTATAAATTAATTTTAATCACTAAAGGTGATCTATTAGATCAAGAAAGAAAAATTAAAAAATCAAACAAATATTTTAAA